GTTCATTCGGTCCACTTCATTTTTTCGCAAAAACGAGAAGGAGGCCATACTCGGTCTCAAGGGCCGGTTTCTCTCATTTTCACCTGGTTTCTACGGGGCTGCTCGAAGGTCCGCGCGTGTCGCGTGGCTCGTAGAAAATCAGCAGACAATTTTTGCTTCACGGCGATCATTGACTAGGGGACTAGGGTTACCTTTGAAACTCGACGAGTTATTCGAGTCGTGCTTGTGGGAACGGGAAGCTTGGTACCTTTCCTTTGAGGCCGAAAGGCCTCTTCCGAGTCCATTTTCTGAGTGGATGAGGAGACCCGCAGGGTTCACGTACCATCGAGTGGAGAAGATAACAAAGGAAATGAGATTGGAGCAGCGTGCAGTAGCCGAAGCGTTCGTCGCAGCGGCTTGGCTGCCTGCTCTAGAAAACGAGGGTGAGTGGGAAGAGGACCTGGTGGGATGCGCTCCTGAATTTAGCACCTGGCTTTACCGGAAGTCTCGTGGTTTACGAAGGAGGTCCAGGTTACTTGGTTTGTCCACGCAGAATACGAAGCGCTTTCTTGCCCCGGCGAGGAAGCTATTCGAACAGGCAAACCCGAAACTGATCCGCCAAGGCATTTGGCTTCCCGAGGGTTTTAGGGGTTTTCTCCTTCAATCTGATGACGGCGGTCGTCTTGGCGTCCCGAAAGCAGCAAACCCACCGAGTACTGATCCTATCGATAGTTCTCGGTTTCAGTTACCTGATTCTGGAAAGATAGTACACTCTGGCGAGGATTTTTCTTATGACCCACCGTCTACTATTGAGGAGGAGCGTATTAGGAATTTTTCATTTTGTGCCCCTTCGGGGATTGTCACCAACGTGGAATTTTCTGGTTTTTCTCCTGTTCTGAATGAACCCTTACCGGTTTATGAAGCTCGGGATTCAACCGTACCTCGGTACTTTTACCCTCCTCCTCCTTCTCTGAATGCCCATGTCCCTGGCAGGACTGTTGTCTTTAATGGCAGGGTTTTTAAGAGGAATTGGGAGACGCGGCATGAATGAATGTGAGGGGTCTGCGTGACTGCAACGGCGTTGCTGATTAGCCTGTTGCAAACCCTGGGCCGTGCTGGTCTCCTGCTAGGCAACTAGGAGGTCCCGAGTAATGAGGGATAACCAACACAGGGTCGTGATTAAGGAACGTGGTTCCGTCGTGAGGCGGGTAAATGGGGATCAAGACTCGTAAGAGTCCAGAATCTGTAGAGGTGTTAATCCTCCCAGGCCATGAACTGACATCACAGAAGCGCATTAAATACACTGAGTGCATTCAGGATTGTCGCGTACGCTTCGCAGCGAGGGATTGAGATACCCCATGAATACGAACCGAGCTGTTCGTTGCGAAATTATCTCGTGTCTTTTTCGGATTTCGATGATTA